AGGTTCTCGCTCAGACTTATGGAAAGTGGTATCACTTTGCATTGTGTAGACATAACGGCACCAGAACTTTGTATGTAAATGGCGTCGCTCGTAGCTCTGCAGCTGATACTTATGACTTCAACTCTGCAATGTCATTACGTTTGTTTAAAGACAGTAGTGAGTCTTCTTGGGAACCATTTACAGGATACATGTCAGATTTCCGATTGGTGGTCGGAAACTCAGTATATACCACAGATTTTACTCCCCCAACTCAAAAATTGACTGAGGTAGCTGGTACGGAGGTTCTGCTTAATTTTAACAAAGCTGGTATTATAGATTCGGCCGGCATGCAAAATTTAAGAGGAACTGCGGTAGTATCAAACTCAATAACAAAACATGGCGACTATTCCATGTATTTTGATGGTACGACTTTCTTTCAATCAACCTGGATTCGTATGGGCGAGTGGCGAGACAATGAATATACCATTGAAGCCTGGATATATCCTCTTTCTGTTTCCGGTCTACAAGTGGTCTGTGGAGTAGGTTCTAGTTCTGGGCCAAGACTAGTTATAAACGGAACTTTAGCTGAGATGAGACTTGGGTTAAATACAGTGGTTGTTTCTGGTGGTTCTATTCCTATAAATGAGTGGACACATATCGCATCATCAAGGGTAGGTACTACAACCAGGATGTTTGTAAACGGTATTCAAGTAGCTAGTACAACAACTCAAAGGAGATTCATTCAGGATCAAAGTACTCTGTATTCTGCAATGACAATTGGAGGTATTACTAGTAGTAACCTTACTGTTAGTAACGGATTCAACGGATATATTGAGAATCCCAGAGTCAAATTGGGTGCAGGTAAATACAGTTCAGATTTTACTCCTCCTACAGCGCCATTCGGTTTCAATAATGCAGAATAAGAGAGAGTATAACTGCTAAAATAAAAAAGGGGACACAAGGTCCCCTTTTCTAAGCGTGAAATCTAGATTATGATTCTTGCGCCAACTTACTGAAGAAACTCATTGTATCTTCATCTTCGTCGCCGGCGTCTGACGCTTGTACTGGTGCATGTGCAGTACGTTGAACAGGAGCGGATTCTACTCGAGCGACTTGAGGAGCATCTTGCTCTTCCATCATAGCCTCTGCAGAACGCATTGGAGCAGATGATCCACCCAATACCATATTCAATTTACGTGACAGTTCATCATAAGACTTGAAGTTCTTAGGATCGGTGAACTGCGCCAGTGAGTGCAACTTGCCGTAGACTTCTTCCAACTTGTCATCTTCGCCACCCAACAATGGAGAAGGAGCTGCGAATTCTGACTTGTCGTAGTTACGGTATCCTTCAACTTGACGGATCTTCAATTTGAAGTCTGCACCTTCCCAGAAGTCGAACGGATTCATCGGTTCTTCATCTTGGAATTGTGGTTGCATTACATCCATGATCTTATCAAAGATCTTCTTACCAAACTTGAACAACATCACACGACCTTCGTTCGCAGGATTGCCAGGATCAGAGATCACTAGAACGTTAGCGGCGAAGTGTTGACGGCGTTTTTGTTTACGGACTTGGTCTTTGTCAGACTCGATACCAGAGTTCCACAACTTAGAGTTGAGTTCTGATACAGGATCGGGTTGACCAATCGTGGTGAGAGAATTCTCGATGTACCATTTGCCAGTAGGACCTTGGAAACCGTGATCCCAGAAGCGTGCCCATGGCACATCTTCACCTTCGGGAGCAGGCAAGAATCGTAGTACGGCGTAACCGTTACCAGCTTTATCTACTGTAGCCTTCCAGACATGATCGTCTGCGTTCGCTCCTTTACCACCTTCACCACCAGAGATGGCTTGTGCGGATGCAACCAATTTCTCGATGGATGCGGAACGATTTTTCTTTAAAGCACTGAATGACATTTGTATTTTCCTTTATATACAGATTTTGAACAATTATTATAACACAGTATCGCAAATTATGCAAACTTATTCAACACTATTTTTTTGAGTGCGACCAAGTCTGCGTTCACAAACGGTTTATACTTTCGGATTCGCATTGACAAATCTGGCCACACAAGTGTTTCCGTGATAGTCTTATCGAATCTTTTGGTAAAACCAAGCATCTTGTCGAGTAGTACAACTGTTTCCAGCGATACGTCCTCTTGAAGAAGCATTCTGATTATCGGGGGATGTGATCCACCGTCCTCAGTAATAAGGAACAAGTCGTCAAACTTTAATCCCTTACCTTGTATATAGTCAACTAGAACATCTATGTCACTAGTAAATCTATATGTCATTGACTCGGAATAACGTTTCCAAGTGTTGTAGTTTTCGTCTCCATGTTCTAACATATCGCCGACCCACTTTGAGCCACGAACAAAGTTAGATACATAATATGAGACTAGTTCAGCAGAGTCTGCGAACTTCTTAGCTATCTTCGCAAAGTGATATTTATCCTTGCGAGTCATAAACGATTTAGGAGTAGCAGAACTCTTAAAGTTGTATTTCAAAGCATCATAACTATCACGTTCAAAATGTAGTTTGATTGCCATGTAATACGAGTATGCATCATACGGCTTAATCATAATCATAGTGGTAGTGTATTATGTCCTGTAATGAGTTTGTCGGCAATCGCTTCTGCTTCTATACGTGCTTTCAGTGGTGCAGAGATAAGAGGACCAACATCTAATGGATCAATCATACGTTCTTGACACAGATGCAATACAGCATCAAGATGTGACATGCGTTTCTCTTTAGCAGTAGCTACCACTAGTTCGCTGAACTGCTTCTTACTCAATATATCATCAATGGTCATTCTTCTTCTCGACTTTCAAATTAGTAGACAATCCGATAAAGAGCTGGATGAAAAATGCCCCCAACCAAGTATCGAATGTGTATGGTACATTATACCCCAAATAGTTCAATCCGACAAGCAATATTAGAGGAATAATCGCTACCGATAATACTGCGAATAGTCCCACAATAGAAAGCAGACTAAAAGTTTTCATTAAGAATTTTCCCATCTATAAAATATATGCGTATCAACTTTAGTGATACGTTTCATCTTTCGATCTTTGTTCCACTTGGGATTGACATAGGTTGCATGATAGTGTGTAGCACCATCGGTAATGTCATACCCCTTCTTATGCATCTGATAAACTAGTTCGGCGACTTTGAATGCATCGTCCAACTTCTGTTTATCCCTAGCGACATCTGATTTACCATCACATGCCCAGGAGAACTGACATTGATGTTTACGAGCAGCAGATGCACGTTCACTCTTTCCGTAACGACCTTGATATACAACATCACACACCTCAGAGGGGAATCGTGCATCGTTGACTCGATTAAGAACGACCATACCTACTGAGATTTGTCCTGCCAAACTTTCGTTGGCAGATTCGAAGTAGATGTTGGTTGCGAGACATTCGATCGCAGCCTGTTTAGGCATATCGTCGATATTTGCGGCAGATGCTACTGGAGGTGCTGACATCATGATCGATGCAGTTGAACTTAGAAATAGCGTTATAGCCAGGAGTGTTTTTTTAACCATTAGTTATCCTCATCAAAATGGTGTCTTCGTTAAGTCGACCATTAGGCGATGAGTCTTTTGTGGTTAATTTCTTCCAGGCATTATCTATCTGACGTGGGGTTTTACTTAACACTAGAGGTAGGAGATCCTCTGGTTTGCGAAGTTTCTTAGACCTCGAACCATTCTCATCCCAACCTTGTAATGTAGTTCCCTTGATTCCGAACCCATTAGGCCCCGAACTTACGTACTCAGACAATGTCCTAGTTTTCACATTAAACACAAACAGACGCATCGCTCCTACGATACTCGCAGGGTTGATCGACACGAGTTTGAACTCTGGTGATTCCTTAAGGAATTTTATCTTCGCGACTTGTTTCGTTGCCGCAACTGGTTTCTTGGCACGCACTTTGCGTACAGTTTTAGAGTTCGCTTGATAACGTTTTAAGTCGTCAAGTGCTTTATTTAGTAATTTTAACCTCTCTTTAATCTCTTGTTTGGATAAGTGTTTATACGCCTCTACTGCTTGATCACAATTCTTGTTGACAGCATCGTCGTATTCACTGATACGACTTTCTACCCAAGGAATTGCATACGAACAAGCCATAGAAGGTAATGCATGGGTCTTCAGACGAGTGTACGCATCGAACACGATCTTAGTTTCACCTTGCATCCACCGATCCTCTACCTCACGTAAGTCTTCAATGATAGTAGCATGTACTTTCAAACGTACACGATCTTGAATACTCACTGGAGGTAGCGGATCACCCTTTACATCTTCTTCCTTAGTATCACTGATCTTAGAACCTTCCAGAACCGCTTTCATAATATCCTTTCGAATATTATCTTTCTGAGATTCGTTCAGTACATATCCACGTTCCACCATGCGAACCAAGGAACCGCATGTACGAGTAGACCATACACTAGCACCATTCTTAAACGCAGAGAGTTGATCTTTCTTGAGTTTAAGAACGTCACGAGCGTAGTCGTGCATATCTGGGATCAGATCCTTCTTGGATACGAAGTAGTTGTACCAATTCAATGCGACGATAGTATCACGGTCACGTTCAGGATAATCAGTACCCAACTCCGGATCAAACAGAGGTTCATCACCCAAGTATTTTGTGTCTGGATTTGAGAATCGTGTTTTTGGTTGTCGTGTTGCCATGATAGTATCGCCTTGTTTGAATTAGTATGTGGGTATTATATATTAAACCACAGATTCTGTAAAGGCCTTGACAGAATCCACTCGGAAACTTCGCCACTCTTGCACATCAAATGCAAAGACACGGATCACTTCGGTAGACTCTTTCTTGGGAGTACCATCCGCCTTTGGTTTAGATTCGACTGGTTGTTTGTCCTCAGGGATCAGATCGGTGTTCAGAGTACACTCCATCACACGTTCTGTTCCATCTACTTTGGTGAAGGTCACGGTCTGTTTACCTTCACGTAGAAGGGTGATCATTTCATCACGGGTAATCATAATATCAGCAGTCATAAGGGTTCTCCTAGGTTATTCATCATTCGGGTCTTTTAATAACCCATCTACATTACAGCTTGAGCATGGTGACATACTCCTGCTATTCTTCAGCATTTCTCGGTAAGTGTTCATCACATCCGAGTTCCACATTTCTTCTATACTATGTGTATAGACATTTCCGTTTGATATACTCTTATTCCAATCATTAGAACAGAGGTATCCGGAACCATCCCAGTCTAAAAATAATTTGTAACTAGGAATATTACACCCCCTATTGAGGGAGATGTTCGTAGAAGATTGATATATCTGAATACGGTTGACTTCATTAGTAGGTTTAGTATAATAATGCCTACAGTCAACTTCATACCCTTCTAACATCTTCTTAAAATATTCTTCATGATCTTCATCATACATCGAGATATTAAAATGAGTAACTCCGGAATCAGATAAATTTTCAGCAACATCTCTAGACAATTTATCCCCATTAGTGATGATGGAAACCTTTTTGGTAGAGAGACCATTAATAAGAACCTTCACCATATCTGATAAATTTTTATGAAGAAGAGGTTCTCCAAATCCACATATCGATATGATTTGATCATATTCATACTCTATCAACCTAAAATTAATCCGTTCAGCAGTATCTAAACTCATCACATAATTTGAATTTGGGTATCCGGCAGATCTAGGGCAAAATGAACAAGACCTATTACATAACTCTATTGGATTAATCTCTATAGATCTTATCATAAAATATATCCATCCCTA